ACTACTTTAACTGTAGAAGTACCAGTATCAGCTACGGGCGCAAGCACGTCGGGGACTATTAGCAACGGTGCTACATTTAAAGGCCTTGTAGACCAACTACCTGATTTTTCTACTTCTTATGTTTATACCTTTGTAAGTTCATATGGAGAGGAAGGACCCCCATCGGCAGCTTCTACTGTAATTACAACAGACGATAACGCTACTATTACCGTAAGTAACTTATCAACAGCCGGTGCTAAATCAAATAATAATTTTGGTTCTGGTGCTGGTACAAAACGTATATACAGATCTAATACGGGCTCTAATACAACAGCTTTTCAGTTTGTTGCAGAAGTTGCAATGGCAACTACTAGTTACGATGATACTTCTAATAATGATGAGTTAGCTGAGGTTATTCCTTCTTACTACTGGGTAGCGCCACCAGATGATGATACTAATGTATATCCAGATGGGCCAATGAAGGGTTTAACAGCTTTACCAAATGGCATCATGGCGGGTTTTACTGGCAAACGTATATGTTTTTCTGAACCTTTCTTGCCTCATGCTTGGCCCACTTCTTATCGCACAGCCATAGAAGATAACATTGTAGGCATGAAAGCTGTTGGTAATGGTTTAATTGTAACCACTGAAGGTTCGCCATATTTAGTTGCAGGGTCTGATCCTGCCTCTATGAGCGCAATTAAAATTGAATCTACTCAAGCTTGCCTAAGTAAAACATCAATGGTAGATATGGGCCAATATGTTATTTATGCAGGGGCAGAAGGGTTAGTTGCAGCTGCAGGTACAGATGTACAAATTATTACTGAAGGACTAATAAGCCCAGACCAATGGCAATCTACTTACTACCCAAGCACTATTAATGCTACTTTGTGGAAAGGTAGATATTTAGGTTTTTATAATACGGGTTCTGGGTTTGGTGGTTTTATATTTGACCCAAGGGGCGGTAAAAACGCATTAACTGAGTTGACTGCAAGTGCACTTATTCGAGGCACATTTACTGATCCTGATGATGGCAATGCATACTTAATTATTGCGAATCAAATTAAAAAGTTCCAGGGTGGTACAACAGATCAAACCTACACTTGGAAATCTAAAGACTTTGTTCCGCCCAAACCAACCAGCATGGGTTTTGTAAAAGTAGATGCTGAAGCCTTTCCTGTTACAGTAAAAGTTTATGGAGATGGCACACTGTTCTACACAGCAACCGTTGCTCTTTCTGGTACACAACACTCAGTTTCAGGCAGTTATATTAATGCTGCTGGCAGTTCTGTAAGTATAAGTTCTACTAATATACCCGAACCCGTTCTTAGGCTACCACCGAGAGTATTTAAAGATTTTGCAATAGAAGTATCTTCTGCGAAAGTAGTTAACGAAATTTGTATTGCTGAATCAATAGATGAACTAAGAGGAATCTAATGCCTGAAACTAAAGTTCCAGCCATTAAGAATATTCCGGCAAAAACAGACCCCGAAACTAAACTTGCTTTAGAGTCTATAAAAGAAGCACTTGAGGTGCGGCTTGGCCGAAGAGGTGATCCCATAGATAGGGCCGTAACTTTACGCGAACTTGTAGAAAGTGGTCTTGCAACTACGTTAGCTCAATCTCCTTATAACCCCAACACTGGCGCAACAGGTTTCGGACCTGTATCCGAACTACCAGGTGATGTAGAGGTGCCACCTTCTCCAATAAACCTGCGCGCAGAAACCTTGTTTAAAGATATTGCTTTGTTTTGGCACACTTCTAGATCTTTTAATCCTCCATATGGCAACCATGCGAGCACAGAAATTTGGAGATCCCAAACCCAAGATCTAAGCAGTGCAATCGCTGCAGGACCACTAGCTGGTGGTGTAGGTGGGTTTTCTTACACTGACACTAGTACAGAATATAATAGAACTTATTACTATTGGGTTCGTTATATAAGTACTGCAGGCGTTCCAGGACCTTGGTCTAATATGGCTAGTGCTACAACCATACAAGACATAGGGGCTACTATGCGCCTTTTGAGTGAAGATCTTTCTAACTTACCTGGATATAATCTGTTACAGACGGGTGCAACAGCCGCTACAATTATAAAAAGTTCTAGCGAACCTAGCACTAGAACAAACGGTGATGCTTTACAACCAAATGATATTTGGTTTGATACAGACGATGGTCAAATATACACAAGAAACACATCAAACAATGCTTGGGTAGCAGGACGTGATGCAACATTAGTTAATCTGTTTGGTAGTACTAGTTTTACAGGTAGTACTTTAAGTGCTGCTATGGCCGCTGCACAAAGTGATGTAGTTACTTTAACTGATAATAATACTGCAAGAGTTTCTGAAATTACTTCTTTAACAGCAACAGTAAGTACTAAAGCTAAAACGTTTGTTCAAGATAATCCCCCTACAGCTATAGCAGTAGGTGATCTGTGGATAGATTCTAATGACAATAATAAATTGTATCGTGCTAGTGCGACGGGTTCTAGTAATTGGGTAGTTGTAAGGGACACCGCTAACGATGGTAAAATCACGGTGTTTACTCAAACTGGTCAGCCTACTGCAAACAACACGGGTGACCTTTGGTTTGATACAGACGATAGTAATAAACAATACAGATGGGACGGGTCTAACTGGGTTGAAGTACGTGATGTAACAAGTCAGGCTGCTATTGTAACGGAAGCAACTACTAGAGCAAGTGCCGACAGTGCTAATGCTACTAGTATTACTAACCTTTCCGCTTCTGTTGGCTCTGGAAATGACAATGATGGTACTGCTTACAGCGCCTCTAATACTATTATTTCGCATGTTAATGCAACAGATGCTAACGCAGCTGCGGCTTATGTCCTTAAAGTTGAAGCTAATGGAGCGGTAGCTGGCATGGTCTTAGAAGCAAATGCTTCAAGCGGTGGGACTGGTTCTGCTATACAGTTTCAAGCAGACAAGTTTGCTATATGGACCGGGTCGGGTGCAGCTTCTAGCAACTCTGTTGCTCCTTTTGTTGTTACTTCAGCTACAACTTTAAATGGCGAAAGCGTAGCAGCTGGCGTTTATATAGCAGATGCCTTTATAAAAAATGGTTCTATAACAACTGCAAAAATTGGTACTTTATCTGCGGATAAGATTACTACGGGAACTCTTAATGTTGCAGATCTAATTGACGCTAATGCAATACATGCGGATAAGATTACTGCGGGTACTGTTGGAGTTAGAGAACTTACAGCTAATAGTATTACAGCTGACGAAATTGATGCTGATACCATTACCGCAAACGACTTATTAAGTACTGATACTCTTAATGTTAAACATTTTGATAATGTTAGTACAGACATTAAAAGTCATTTAAGCAGCGGTGCTTTTGTGCCTTTAGAAGTTTTTGGAAGTGTGTTTGAAAGAGCTAGCACAGACTTTACAACACAAACGCAATCTACAGGAACATATTTACCTTTATCAATAGGGGATGTTCGTAATGGCGCAAAATACAGAGCCATATGGTCAGGTGTATATGGAGACTGCACCAACGGGGTGTTGGAATACAGCATAGATAACTCTACTTTCCAACAAGCAGCAGGTGGTATACAAGGCGTTACTATGTCAGCAGGAACATTTAGAACTTATACTTTTGTGTTTAACGGCACAATAACCGGATTAAGTACTTCTCAAAGCACTGTTTATTGGCGAGTAAGGTGGATAACAAAACTAAGAAGTACATACCAATCACTTTATGTCTTTATAGATAACACACAATAAAATGGCAGATTATACAATTTACAAAACAGCAGACGGGGTTATAGAATCTTGTGGTTCAACTAATGTAGGCATAGATCAAATAAACTTAGAAAGCCACCAATCAATAATTGAAGGGGTTTACGAGGTAGAGAAGTATAAAATACTTAACGGTTCTGCAGTAGAACAGACTGTGGATTTTTGGAATCAAGTAAGACTAGCAAGAGATGCCTTATTGCTAGAATCAGACTGGACACAAATAGCAGACACGCCTTTATCAAACAGCAAAAAAACAGAATGGGCAACATACAGACAAGCATTAAGAGATGTACCGGCAACCAATTCAAGTAAATCATCTTTTGATGATGTAGTCTGGCCAACTGAGCCTAGTTAAGGTACTATAAATTATTATGAAATGCGGAGGTATAAATCAAATGGGTATGAAAGGAATGTACAAAAAAAAGCCTGCTAAAAAGAAAAAGCCGGCTAAAAAAGGTAAAAAGAAACCTTCATACGGTTACTAGCCGTGGATGAGGATTATGAAATCATCATGGAAGGACTTTGTAGGGTATTGGACGCAGGTATGGGCCTTTTGTAAAGCTCAACCTATGTGGGCATCTGCCTTCTTTGTTTGTGGTTATGTAATAGGAGAAGTATATTTTGGATAAAGGATCTATCTACACAGCTTATAAAGCAACGCTTGAAGGACAACGGGCCCAGGTCAGTTTAGACCTAGAAGTCCTTACTTCAAACGCTACTTCAATACCAGAGCACACTAACTTTACAGAGTACTTAGATCAGCTGGTTGGTAAATTAGTTGAGATTAATG